TAATTTTTCTTCAAAAAAATCTTGTTTATCTGCATCAGTGGGTGCTACTTTATTAAAATTCTCATTATATGTGCCAGATTTATATTCTGCTGTTCCAGGTTTTATTGTATCACCTTGTGCTGTAGATTTTTTAGTGTAATCATTAAATGCACTTCTATATACCCCATGAACTTTTTGGTCTATACGTTCAGCACCTTTTTCTACAGCTAAACCTACATTAACTTTTTTACCTTCATCTATAAATGCAGATGCCACTTCATTTGCTTCAGTTCTTAATGCATTGTACTTAGTTCTTTGTTCTCCTGGAAAAGTAAAATCAACACCACCATCAGGTAAAAATTTTATTGAATCTTGAAAACCATAACCTTGTGCAACTTTAGCAAACTCTGTTTCTGGTAATTGAAAAGTTGCTGGTTGAGATACAAAATAATCAGACAACTGAGTACTAGCAAAACTATCAGATGGTGCTGGTGCTGTTGCCATATCTGTAGATTTCATCTGGCCTGGCTCTTTACCACCAACTAAACTTTCTACTGTATTATATCCCATACCACCTATTTCTTTTATACCTAATTGATTTAAAATAGGTTGATATTTCTTATTAAAATCTATTCCTCTCTGAGTATATCTAGTATTGTAATCTGTTTCAAAATTAAGATTCTTTAATGCATCTGGACCTTTTAATTTATTTTCTTCTCTAAACTCTTTAAATTTTTCCATACCTGCTTTTGATGCTGTAAAATTATTTATATCAGCTAACTCTGCAAGATTAGGATCTTCTGCAGCTAATAAATTATAATTATCTCTTCTTAAATTTTCAGCTTCCATTTGATTAGGTAAAATATTTGTATAAAAATTTGTACCAGCTGATTCTAATACTCTACCCTTTAATTGATCTGCAGCTTCTGTATCTCTTATCTTAGCACCAAGATATCCTGTAAATATTCCTCTTAAAGCACTCATTATTCTGTCTCCTGTTTTTCAGGTTTAGCCATTAAACCTTTACTTTCTATTTTTTTAATATCTTTTTTAACACTTGTTGCAGCTTGTGTAGCTTTCTTAGCTTCTAAATTACTTAATTTAATTTTAGTAATAGCTTGCATATCTTTGTTATTAGTAATATCTCCCATAGACATTCTAAAATTTTTTACACCACCTCTCATGCCCATAGCTACAATCATTTTCATTATTGGTTCTGTAATTATAAAAGCTACATCGGGAGTCCATTTACCTTCCATGAATCCATTAAAGATTATAATTCTTCCTATTGCTTCTACAGGTATACCTGCATCTAGCATAGCTAAAATTCTTTCTGCAAACTCTGGTCTATGTAATCTTTCCCATACAAAATCTGCAGCTTCTGATGTATCCGTAAATTGCGGTGGATGCTCCCAAGGATAATTACCTGGTGTATCAGTTAAACCTTGTCCAGGTACTGGGGCATCAAACGGATTATCTTGACCTTCTTTAAATTGATCCATATTTTCTCCTATGATTTTCTACTAAAATATCTCATATCAACTAGATATCTTTTTAATCTATAATTCCATTCAGCATTTATAGTATCAGCATCTACAGTTTTAACAGGACTAATCATACCTCTAGTGCTAGTTCTTTTAGCCATACCTGGTGATCTAAATCCCATTAAAGATCCACCAACACTAGGTGGCGTGACTCTAGTATCTATTACTTCAAATTCACCACCAACTCCTTGTCTTTCAAACAATGAACCTGTTATTTTATCAGCTATTTTTCCACCTGTTTCTCCACCTATTGTAGTTCCTACCCAGTTAGCTGCACTTTTAACTGCTCCTTGTACTATATCTTTTATCATTTATTCTCCTATTTACCTGTTAGTAAATCAAAACCAAATTTACCAATCATTTGATACATTGCATCTTTTGATGCACTATCTTGTAAATCTACAGCAGTAGATCTTTCTAGTGCTGCCATAGCTAAGTTATGATTTCTATTTTCCATATTTTCTGAAGAAGTATTAACCCATGATGCTTCGTCTCTCCATTGTTGCCATACTGATGATAAACCCCAATTAGAAAGATTTAATAAGTTTTGTGCATTAGTTTGATTAGCAGCATTTGTTGCAGCTGTGTTAGCTGTATTAATTGCTCTTCTCCATACTACATTTGATTGGTCTATTTCTCTTTGATTTGCTACATTAAATTGTTGTCTTTGATTTTCTAATGTTGCATTAAATCTATTTATAGTATCTTCTCTTTTTGCATTAGCTTCATTAACTGCAATTGTATTTTGTGCATTTAATGCATTAATTTTACTTGTTTCTGCTTCTGCAAATTTTTTCATTGCATCAAGTCTTGCAGCATTTTGATCTGCTATAGTTGTACTTAATTTAGAATAAAATTGATTAACTTGATTTTGACTTGTTGCATTAAACTGAAATGCAGCATTAGAAGCTGCTTGATCTGATAATAAAAAATTTTGTCTAGTATTTATATTTTGTAAATTAGCTTGCTGTCTATTAGATAAATTAGACAGATCCATTTTAAGATATGCTTGTGCATTTGTAATAGCTGCTTGTTGATTATTAGACAGATTTTGAAATATCATCTGCTTATATGTATTAGCATCTTGTGCAGCAATTGGTATAGCTGCATTCATTATTCCTTCTGCTAATGCTTCAGCTGCCATTGAACTTGCACTTAGGCCTCTATTAGCCATTGCAGCCTCAGTAGCTTTTGCAGCACCTCTAGCCCATACTGGTAAAGGGTTACCTGTATTTAATGCAGTTTGTACTTCAGTTTGTAAACTTTCTAATTGTCCTTTTATTGTTGCATCAGAAGTTATAGCACCTTGAGCTGCAGTCATAGGTTGAGTAACTGTACCTGTAGCAGCAGTCATTGTAGGAGTTAATGATGTTACAGTGGCAGGAGTTATAGTCTGTGCTGTAGCAGCTGTTGGTGTTGCTACTTGAGTTCCAGTTAATGTACTGGGTGCAGCTATAGTTGGAGCAGCAGCTGTAGTTGGTGTAGCTGCAGTTAGAGTTCCAGTAACACCTGCAGTTCCCATTAATTCAGCTGGTGCTATATTTTGTAGTTGTGGTGATAGAGTTGTACCTGTTGGTAAACTAGGTTGTGTTATTAAACTATCTATTAAACTAACAGCTTTTTGACTACCTGTTTGCTCTGTTTGAGCAGGTGTTATTGCACCTTTTTGTAATTGTACTTCGTCTGGTGTCGCCATTATCTCCCCTGTCGATTATATTTTTTAAACATTCGTTTCTCTGATTTATTTTTATTCTTCTTGTGTACCCTTGGTCTCTTTTTAGGTTTAGGTCGTGGTGTAAAATTTTTAAAATTAACACGAGCCATTGTTATTATGGTTTAGTTGGCCATGTAACATTATTACATTTTTCAACAGTGTCTTTACCTTCAGGTAAGTCTCTTAACTCCTGTCTGTATGTTCTCATATCATCCGACATAGTAACATCAGATAAAGCATAAAAGTCAGTTTCAGCTAATAGTTGATTTCTTCTAGCTCTAAGACTAGATTGTGCTCTTCCTAAAGCACCAGCTTCCCAAGCAGCCTCTTCGGCATCTCTAGCAGCTTCTTCTTCAGCTGTAAACTGCACTCTTTCACCATTTATATTATGATATCTTGGCATTGTTTCTCCTTATTATTATTAATTAATTCCGTATAAACAAATATCTCCAGCGTCTATATTTCCTCCTGAAAATGAAAATTGTATTGCATCAACTGCACTTGTGGTATTCACATATCCAGCATGATAACTATTTGTATTTTCATCTGTACCAACACTATTTGTATTTGATACAAAATGTTTTACAAAAGTAGTTGATGATGGATTAAATAAGTGCATTGTTCCAGAAACTCCAATATCATTATCATTTTTTACATTTCCTTGAATAACACCTAATCCTGTACTTTGTGCTAAATCAAAACTTGTTGCATAACCTAAGTTTGTCCAACTGCCATCTTCTTCATGTCCAGCATAAAAATGAGTTGTTGTTGTTGCAACACCATAACCACTACCAGTATTTATTGAAGATTTAAATCCAAATTCAGCTAAATTTTCTGAAGGATGCATATTATTAAAAGTAAACATATATTCTTTATATGTATTATCCAAAACAACTGAACTTGCACCATCAACGAAAGATAAAGTAGAAGAACTAGAAGCTGTTAGCTTTTTAATAAATGTTATAGCACCACTACCAACGCTTCCAAAAGACGTTGCGTTCTTTACTGCATTATTATTTAATTTAACAATACTCATTAACTATCCTTTAGTCCATATAATTTAATTGTGCCAGAATCTATATTGCCACTAGACATTTTAAATTGAATGGCATCAACTGCTGAAGTCGTGTTCCCATAACCAGCAGTAAATTGATTTTGATTATAATCAATGCTTATATATGTATTAAAATCTGACACAAAATGTTTTACAAATGTTGTAGATGAGGGATTGAATAAATGTAAAGAACCACTTGAACATTCATCATTTTGATTACCTATTCCTGGTGTTATTATTTGAAAAGCTGTGCTTTGTGCTAAATCTCTACTAGTATCATAGGATAAAGCAGCATCACTGCCATCCTCTTTATGATATGCTCTAAAAGATGTAGATGTTTTAGTAACATTATAATTACTTCCACTATCAGCACTCATATTAAAACTAAATTCTACACCATCATTTGCTGGGTGAATATTTATAAACTTAAATAAATAAATAGGATATGTATTATCTAAAACAACATCTGAACTTCCATCTACAAATGACAATGTGGAGCTAGAACTAGCAGTTAAAGTTTTAATAAGTGTCATAGCACCCGCAGGGAAACTAGCAGCACTTGTTACAGCACTTATACTGTTATTATTATATTTAACTAATGCCATATAATTTTATTGTTCCACTATCTATATTTCCACTATCCATTTTAAATTGAATAGCATCTACTGCACTTGTTGTATTACCATATCCAGCATTATAGTATTGATAAGCACCATTATTATTATTTATAACACTTATAAGACCTATATAGTGTTTTACAAAAGTAGTGTCAGATGGGTCAAATAAATGTATATATCCAGAGACACCATGATCGCTATCAGAACTTGCATTATTAGCCAATCTTTGGAAAGATGTAGATTGTGCTAAATCTTCTGATAATGTTCTACCTGAATAAGCAACACTACTAGTAGCACCATCTTCAGTATGTCTTGCTTCAAAAATTGTAGTTGTTTTAGTTACATTATAATTTGAACCACTATCTACACTCATGTTAAATAAAAGAGCTGCTGAATCTGCTGATGGGTGCAAGTTTATAAATTTAAACAAATATTGTTTATAAGTTGAATCTATTCCACTAGTAAAACTTATTGTAGAACTAGAACTAGCAGTCTGTGTAGATATAAGATTTAATGATCCTCCACCTACACCACTAGGTGCACTTGTAATTGCCGATAGGGAGTTGTTGTTAGCAAACTTGAGTGCCATATTATGCCCCCATCAATGCTTTTATCTCATCATCATCTAATCCAAGATCTTTTAACTTTTGTTTGCCTGATGCTTTTTTATTTTCTGCATTAGTTTTTTCAGCGTCAAAAGAGTCTTGTATTTCTTTTAGTTTATCAGTAATAGTTTTTTCAGTTGGTTTTTCTGAACCATCATGGATAATTAAATTTGCATAAGTTTTATTTGCATCATTACCATTTAAATTTTTAAATCCAAACCATTGTCCTGATTTCATTAATACTAAAGCATCCTCTATATGATTTGGTCTTCCTGTATTTCTATCCATTTTATGTATCTCCTAATCTTATAAATGTAAAATAACTAGCATTACTAGAACTACTTGCATTTAAACTTACTGAATTAGAGTGTCTTGCTACTCCAAATCTTACTTTAACATTTGAAGTATCAGTAACATCAATTAAAGTATTAGTGTAACCTGTATTATAAGTTTCATTACTATCTGTTTGTTGAATAAAAGTATTTTGTGAAGTCATGTCAGCATAACTAGAATTATCTGTAGTTGCTTGTATTGCAAATTCTATCCATCTACAATTGTTATTAAGGCTAAATGAAGCATTAAATGTTACTAAATAAATTCCCGTACTTGGAAATGTAAAAATACCCGATGATTCTGACATCGTTGAATCAGCTATATATCCTTGTCCTGTAGTATCTACTCTTTCCAAATTAGATGTTATTGCTGTTGTAGTTTGAGATGTAATAGAAAAGGCAGAAGTTAATCTCCATTGGTCTGCAACAGTTATGCCACCACCTTTAATAAGTGAATAGTCAATTCTTTTTAATGTTCCAGCATCTGAAACTAAAAACTCATCTGTATCATCAGGTTCACTAGCTAAAGCTGTAGTTCCTGATATTAAATCATTTTTAATCTGTGCAGCACCTACAGAATCATCTGAGGGTGTACCTACGTTTAAAGTATCCCCTAATAAAATTATAAAATCTATAACATCACCTGTTGCTAAATTACTAGCAAAAGTGATTGTTGCACCAGAGATAGTAAAAGAACTACCTGGTTTTTGTAAGACACCATTTAAACTAACCAGCATGTGATTAGCGTTCTCTGGCTCCACATTAGTAGATCCAACTTGCATAGTATATGCTGCCTGTCCGTTTACTACGGATATAGCATCACAAACTTGAAAGTTTCCGACTACTGGTTGTTTTCCTATATATGCCATTTATTCTCCTTAATTAATTTTATCTTGCGTTGTTGGGTATACCATTAGAATTTACGAATGGTGCTTCTGCGAAAGCCATAAATATAAATGTTCCACCTGATTCAGTACCAATATTAGCCGTTTTAAATTTAAAGCCATTTGATAAAAAATCAAGATAACCATTACCATCCCCACCTTCAGCATCACTTGTGTCTGCTTTTAAAAAATCATCAACTGCATTTATTGGACTTCTTTTATTATCAAACATAAACCAATTTACAGAGCCACTTGAATTTGTTTTTTTTATTATAACCCAAGCTGGGAGAAAACCACAGTAAACGAATGGGCCATCTGCATTTCCATTTCCGTTAAAACTACCAAATTTTGAGTAGCCTTTAACATCTGCAAAGCAGTAGGCAATATAAGTTCCTGATGCTTGGTTTGTATCAAACCAATTAGTTTGACTAGCACCACTTACTGTAAATACAGAACTTGTAGGTGTTGTATTTCCCCAAGCTGGTTGAGTTACCTCAGCGGAAGTATCATTTAGATGTATTTTTTTTGTGTTACCTAAAGATGAATGATAAACAATCCATTCTCGTGAATCTGATCTCCTTTTTACAATAATCATTTTAGGAACAGCACCTAACCCATGACCTACTGTATTTTGAAACACTCCGCTACCTGTATAAGACACAATACTAAATCCAGCAG